CACTGTTAGTACCTGCAGCCAACACCTGCGTCAAAGCCGCCTCTGACAAGCCACCAGCGATAAGTCGATTAACTAGGACACCAAAGTTTTTAGCCTTCTCAGCCTGTTTCTCAAGCGAGTCAAGAAAGGTCAAAGGCTTGCCGGTGACATCAAGCGCGTCTTTTAGATCAGCGACATTGTCTGCAGCCTCAGCCTGTGCCTGGCCAAAGTTAAAAGACTCAGTGACAGCAGAGCCCACGGTTCTAGAGAAATCGTCAAAGGACTTTTGTGCTGCTTCGAGTTTGCTAGTTGCATCGTCAAGCTGAGCATTCAGTTTGTCTTTAATGACTTGCGCTGCTTCTGCAGCGGCAGCTTTTGTTTTGGCAAGCGCCTCAGCTTGTTTTTTAGCAGCGGCAGCAGCCTTATCTTTAGCCTCGTTGCTTTTATTCGTTTTGTCTGTTTCGTCTACCGTGGCAACAGTTAAATTCTTAATGTTCTTAGTGACATTGCTAGTAGGGCTATTCAAGCGCCTTAAATACTCAGCCTGGTCAGTTACTTCTTTATTGACAAAACCAATGGTGCGCAGCAAAGTGCCTAAGGCTGGCGTGTTGAGCGCAAGGGTTTTAATGCCACTACCTAGACGGCCTAGCCATGTCTTAGTAGCAGATTCTGCACCCTCTGTGTCAGTAGTTAGATTGACAAGGACTTGCGCGTAGTCACTCAAAATAGGTATGACTGCCATACCTACTGTTTCCTCAAGTTCTCCAAAAGCAATCTTTAAAGTCGTGACTTGGCCCTCAAATGTTTGGGCGTTCTTTTTGGCAGCGCCTCCGAACGATGCAGACAAGTCACCGATAACGCTGTCAAGGTCTTTGGCTTTAACAGCGTTCTGATCGAGAGGAATGCCAAGTCGCGTAAGAGCTGTGAAACTGCCAGTTGCCGCACGTGACAATGCGGTTGTAACGCTTGACAAATCACGGCCTGACCCTGCAGAAATATCTAGGCCCAGCTGTAGCAGTTTTTGTGCCTGGGTGACATCGCCAGTAGCTCTCACCAATTTTGCAAGGGCTGGCCTCAAAACATCATCGGCAGTCGCCGTTTGATACATAAGTGCCGTAACGGAATCCTCAACCGATGCCACCTGCAGCTTGTTAGCGCCGACAGTATTTTCTAAAGCAATCTTTAACTGCTCTTGGCTTTTCTGATCCTCAGCAGCAGCCTGCACAGCCTTAGTAAGTCCAGCGGTGATAGCGCCAATAGAAGCTAGTGCAGCTGGGCCACCGTACTTCTTTAAGGCATAGGTGGCTTTCTGCGTATTGGTCTCTAGTTGCGCAAAAGCTTTCTGGGCGTTTTTTATGCCCTTTGCGTCAAAGGCCGAGACGATGTTAAGAATTACGCTCATCGGACTCTCATTGCATTGTTAGTTAGTTTCATGACTTTATTGACCAGCTCTTTGACTTGGCGCTCCACGTCATCGCTGGCATCTCTGTAGGCCCTGTAAATAACGCGGGAAGGATTGCCAAAACGGTCAGTCAAGTTTTGACCTAAAACGCCTTCACGGCCCATGTCAAAAATTGTGGCTTGCGGGCTTTTCCACCGGACACCAAAGATGCCAAGGTTTTGCATTCTGCCACCAGGCGCTTCCCTGACGCTTTTGCCACTTGTAAAAGCTGTGAGGTTTTTGCTTACCCTGTCAGCAGACCACGACATGATGTCAGCGCCCGACTTGCCTTTCCACGATCTAGCCATACCTGATAATGGGGCTCCAGAAGGCAGCATTGTTTTTGCGTCCGTAATTACTGGCTGGACAATCTGCTTAAAATCGCGGGTGATTTCGCGGCGCAGTTTTTTGTCAATTGTGTTTAGTTCTCGCAGCGCCTCTTTGAGACCTAAAACTTCAACACTATTGCTGGCCATTACTTTCGACTTTCGTTTATCATTTTTATGACTGTCGAGAGGTCATCTGTTGTGAACTCTATCTCACTGGGCCAAAAACCTGTAGCAATTAGCACCCCCGCTAGAGAATGTCGGTAGGTGCCTCGGAGAAAGGGCGGTCAGTGTCCTGGCTAACTACGTCAAGGCTGACCAGTTTTTTTATAAACTCATCAATTGATGCCGGTACGACAATGCCGTGAGTTTGGCAAGCTGCCCAGCAAAGAAATGCTAAATCCTCAATGCCAATGCCGTTAGCCATCTCTGACGCTTTGGTTTTGTATTTGCGTTCCCATTGTGTAACAGCCCAAAGGTTGGTTGTTACTGTGAATGGGCCTTCACCTAAATCGGCGCGCAATTCTAATTTCATTGGTTTCCTTTAGTCGGGCTGGGGTTGCCAGCGAATTACGAGGTTGAGACTGAGTAGTCTCCACCAACAAACGTCACGTCCACAGTCGAGAGCTCTCCCATGGTCGCTGAAATCACAGGAAGTTCAGCCAAGAAGGCACCCTGTAAAATAAAACCGGGGTCCGTGGGGGAGGCTACGCCGCTAGTTGGCTTAACCGTGATTGTTGTGGTTGTGCCTACAAGTGCAGACAATGTTGCGTAAGTTTCTGAGGCAGCGTAAGACATATAAAGCGACAAGGTAATTTCATGGTTGCCGAGCCCTTTCACAAAGTTGCGGGCAGTGTCTCCAAATGAGGTGGCTTCCAAACTATCAAAGCGATGCGTAAAGGTTGCAGCTGTGCATTGATCACTAAGGTCTACCGTGTTTACGGTTACTACTGGGTTTGAAAGGTATGTGCTTGTTGGCATTATTCTTGCTCCTTGTTGTCTTGGATACTAGCAGTTTCCTGCTTAGAGGGTTTGGATTTGGCAATTTCAACAATGAAGCCGCCATCGAGTAGAGCCTGGACGTTTGTGCCTTCGGCTGGAATGTATTCCTCGCCTATGGTTCCTACTCGACTGCTGTTTACTTTGTACGCCATAACACTCCTACGCTGTTTGTGCCTGTACGGATACTACTAAATCGTAGCAAGGGTATTCTGCACCGCCGATGAGGTATGCAGTTGGCTGGCCGTTTAAAACAATTACTTTGCTGGAAATGACTTTGGCTGTGATGTCTAACAGCTGGCGTAATACCGGCAGATTGGCTGGGCCTGATCCGAGCACCTTAATTGGGAACGTCACATTGAGAATGTTGCCGTTGCCTGCAAAGGCAGTAAACGATGGCGCGTCAATAAATACGCAGTTAGGCACAATCTTTGTGGGGTCTGTAACGACTCTAAGCCCAGAGACTGTGGCAATCTTGGCTGCCACATCATCTATGGCTTCGTTCAGCAGGTCTGTGTAGGGCACTACGCCACCTGTGGGCGATGGATGCCCAGTAACTGCTTAATGACTGGAGTCATCGCAGAGACGCTCGCAGTGCCCATTCCGTCAAAGGTGGCAAAGGTGTCTTGAACGCTTCCTCGAGCCCTCCACAATGCAGCTGCATACATCAGTGTCCCTAGCGTTGTGTCATGCCCAGGGGAAGTTGTCAGGCTGTCAAAATAGCCAGACTCTTGCCTGCGGCGATAGCAGAAATCGTTGGCTGCGTTTCGAGCTTGCGTAGCAAGCGTGTAGTCATCTGAAGGGTTCAAAATTTCTACACCCAAATATGTGACTAGCTGAGAAATGCTTATCCAGGTGCAATCCTGCGTATAGGTAATCGTGCCAGCCGATGCAATGCGGCCAACATCTGTGCCGGTGCAAGCAAACAGCACCTGGTTAGGAATGCTGACATTTGCGTCAAATAACAGATCACCTTCAGTGTCTATGCCGATGTACTCATACTTGGGCATGGCATAGACAACGAACGTGCCGTTAAAGGGTGCACCAACACCAGTGACAGTGATGGATTGCCCCACCTCTATTTCAGTATCGGTCAGTGTTTGTAGCACTGCGTAGTTGTCTAGCAGTTGCTTAAAAGTGACTGTGTATGTAGCCATCGGCGGTAGCCGCCTTTCAGACTAAGCGAGTGCGATTTTTTGTACTTGCTTTGCGTCAGCCACAAACAATGAGGCATAGCCGTGATAGCTCATGACTTTGCCCAATGTGGATGGTTCGTCACGTGTAAGCAATCCGCGAATGCTTTCATAAAACTCTATAGCAGCGCCACGAGCTACAACCATAGTGCCAGCCGCAAAGTTGCGGTCAGCGACAAGGTTCAAGCCGAATGGGTTAAAGGTGTTAGCCACTGTGATATTGGCTGAGCCCATACCATTGACACCCATAAGTCCTGCTGCACCCACGTATGGGAACACTGGTCGCTTGTCTACGTCTAGCTGTGCGCCAAGAGCTTGCCATACGCCAGGTGCCACGAAAATGTGATCAGGCAAGAAGTTTGTGTCTAGCAAAATGTTGTATGCAGCAGTGTAAATGGCTGAAATCAAAGTGCTTGGGTCGTTGGCTGTTACTGTCCATGTAGCGCCTGATGCAGTTGCACCAGCCACAAGGCCGTCAGCAGCGAGGTTGTCGGAAGCCTGCATGTACTGTCCCATCAAGTCATTAATGATGATGTCCATCGAGCCGGGGCTCGTAAAGTCCACATCCTGAATTGAGAGCTGGACTTGCCCAGCCAGCGTAGTTTTGCTGATTACGTTTGAGGCAATCACAGGGGTAGTTGCTGATACTGCTGTGAGCTCTGTGCTCTGAGTTGCAACGCTGGTGTGAGTTGTCCATGTTGGACGAATGAAAGTCTTTTGTGTTCCACCGTCTGGATATGCGCGAGCGCCAATGGCTGCAATAACTGGGCGAATTGCTTGGTTAAGGTTTGCAAACACTGGCCCGAGCACTGGCACAGGCAAAAGGCCTGGGGTGTCAGTTGTTAAAACATCGCCAGCTGCAAATTGGAAAGCTGATTGCTTAGAAGCAACATAGTCACGTGCTGCAGCAGCAACGTTGTCAAACGTGGTGCCACCAATGTGCATTGCAGCGAGATACTCGCCAGGTGTTGGTAAATCAAACTTGCGCTTCGGCTGAGCAAAAACTGTTGATGCTTCGATTACTTCTGGAACTGGGGTTTCTGACACTTCGGTCTCCTGTGGCTCTGTGGGTTCAGGCTCATCGGGTGCCGTTTCTGTATTATTGCTCAAATTATCCTCGGATGTGGGGATACTTGCTGCAACATCTGTGATAGTAGCACCTGCAAAGGCTGGCTGTGGTACAAGTGACAACTCCATCCAGTCGGCTGCTTCCACGATCATGACTCCATCATCGTTAAAACTAAACTTTGTTGGGTTCACGCCTACCGACACTGAGTCGAGTACGCCATCGGCTGCCAAGATTAGGGCTTCATCGCCTAGCGCCGTGGTTGAAACTTTGGCTGTAAAATACATAGCTTCATCGTCATCTGTGCGCTCGGTTACAAGGCCAATGGCTTGGCTGGCATCGTGGCTCATGTAAAGCTTTGGCGCTTTGCCCTCTGTAGGAAGTGAGCCTGGCAGAAAGGAAACTACCTGCCCACCTGAGACTGTGGCCTCGGTGTTGTAGGGCAGGGCAATGCCGGTAATGGTGCGCTTAGGGCCGTCCTCTGTGGCGGCATCTACGCTAAATGTTGAGCTGGTAAAACGGATCATGCGAGTGACTCCTGGGTGTTTTCTTGTGGTTCGGTGTCGGGCATTTTGTCTGCTACATAGTTTTCCTCTAAGTAGCTCTTTGTATCAAACTTTACATAGGTGCCACGTGGGAGCACGTTATTCATTGACAATGTGCTGGCAATGCAATCGGCGTATGGCTTGACACCAAAAATGTAAAGGTCAGCGCGTGATTGCTCACTGCTGGTGTAGGCATAGGCACCAGTGGCAACGCCTACAAGGTAGGGGGGAACACCGCATAGGCGTGCCAGGTCTAGTGCTGAATATTGGGCAGACTCAATCATGAGCATCTTGTCAGGTGTGGCAGTGCTCGCCTCGTAAGTTAAAAACTCGTTTAGCACAGCAGTTTGGCTCGTCAGTCGAGCCTCTTGAAAAGCAGCGCCAATCTCTGACAGCTCCTGTGCGCTTAAAGGCTCACCACCAGTTTGCTTTAAAACGCCAGACGGCAAACTGCTTTGCGCATTTTTGTACCTTGACTGCTCAACCTTCAACGCTGTAGCAATGGTCTGCTCAGAGCTGTAAATAATTCCCTGAATTGGGCTTAAAAACTGGATGACGTTGCGGTAGTCGAGTTCGTTGCCGGCAAAACTGATGGCCTTAGAAGGCTGATAGAAAACTGGGCCTTCCTCATCGGCTGTTTGTATAGAGCCCATCGGTAAAAGTTGGAACTTCGAAGGAAAGCCATCTTGAGTGCGCTCGGTTATGTACCACATACTTCTGCCGTAAAACAGGAGCGACTCGAGGGTGTACGCCATGATGTGGTTGTAAGTGACGGCAGGGTCTGGCTGGCGTAGCCACGAACGTGGCGCTAGCGGAATTTGTTCCATTTCGCCAGTCACATCGTTAAACATCTCGCCGTACATTTTTAACGGCATGCAAGCAATAACTGAGGCCAGCAGGTCACGCGATCTAGACACAGTTGCCAAAGTCATGGCACGGTCACGCGCAAATCCAGACTGGTAGTTGTAAAGGTTTTTGAGTGGGTTTGTGCTGTTACCTGTAGGGGCGTATCCCACTGCAGCCTGCACCGATGGTGTA